GACTCCACTTTCTTTGCGAGTACCTCTAAATACATACCTCTGCCTTTTATATTCTCGACGGAAAGGATGTCGTAGCGCTTACCGTCAAAGAGAATATACTGCTTTGTCGTCACCTCTACATTCGGTATTTTGCGGAAACGAAAAAGCTCCGTAGCCTCAGAAAAAGCAGCTAAATTTACCCAATGCTTGCTTCCGTGCTTGCCCTCGGCATACACACGAAAATTAGATAAAACAGCCGTTTCCTTCCGATTAAAGCCCTCGTCGTCTATTACGTTTTTATCCTCGCATAGCTGAGCCTTCTTTGTCATAAGTCCAAGTCCCATAACTCTACACCTTCCATACCCTGTCCAGCCGCAAGAGAAGATTTACCGTTTTCCATGTCTGGTCTGCGGCGTCAGTGTTATCCGCAAAGAAGCCGCCCGTCGAGCCGTCTCTGCTTTCATAGAAATGACTCGCCAGCATTACCACTGCTTGCTTGGTCGTTTCGGACATTTCATGCGTTAAGTAATGATTTTCTTCTAAATGCTGATAACTCTCGGCATAAGAAATAGCGGCGGCAATGAAGTTTAAAATGATTCCGTCATCGTCGGTAAAGTCGATTATTAAGTTTTTCTTGACCCTGTCTAATAGTTCGTTTTGCTCCATTGCCGCCACCTTTTTTAAGTAGAACTTGCAGCAGCCTTTATCTGCAGAATTTTAACGGCTTCGGGTAATACCAGCCTTGCGTCCAAACGCTTTGTTGCGAGGAAGCCTACCTGTCCGTTACCCGCATACAGCTCATTAAGCCGACGGAAGGTAATACCCTCGCGGTCGCCTATCCAATAATACGAAAGGTCGCCGAATGCCACAGCCTTTGCCCCCGCCGATATGCCGGGGATGGAATTTGAGGAATAAACAGGCCTGCCGAGCAGTGTGTCGGGAAGCCCCACCTGAAGCGAGGGCTGCCACAGATACTGTTTATTCTCGTCTTTAAGCTTTCTCACCGCCTGAATTGTAGCGTCGTTTAAAAGCCATACGGCATTTTTACGATAAGGCGTGCGCAAGCTATGATACAGGTCGATAAGCTCGTCTGCCGTTATCGCCGTGGATGCGGTTGTTACCCCGACTTCCCCGCCTTCAGTGGCGTCAAATATGCCGTAAGGTCTATCAGTACCGCTGCCTGCCACAAAGGCGTCCTCCTCGGCGTTTGCTATCTGCCGCGCAAATTCACGGGCAAAGTACGATTCAAGATTGAATGCCGAGTCGTATAACAGCTCCTCCGATACTTTTATAAGGGCGGTGAGCTTATGCGCGCCTATGGATTTTTCCGCAAACTTCTGCGAGGTTTCTGCAATGGCGGCGTTTTCATCCGTCCATGATGCAGAACCGTGCGCGGAGACTACGGGTATCTTATGCGCGCCCGAAGCGGTTTTAAATACGTGCGCGAGCTTTCTGATAATAACCGTATCGTTCAATCCGTCGACAAGAGTGCTTTCAAAGGTATCGGGTACAAGATAACCGCCGTCGCCGTCAGTACCCTCCGAGAGTGCGTTCATAACGTCGGGCGTTATTATCTTTCTGCGCATAGCGTTCCAGAAATTCTTTTTATACGCCTTGCTCGCCCTGCCGACTTTTTCCTCGTCGGCTGATGTTATTGGCTTAACCGTCAAAGGCGCGGAAACGGGTTTGCTTAATTCCGCTTCGATGCTTTCCCTGCGCTCCATACGCTTAATTTCCGTAGTAAGGTCGGAAAGCTCCTTTTCCATTTTGCCGTAAGAGGCGTCGTCCTCTGCCGACAAAATTCCCTTCTCGGTCTGGTGCGTATCGAGGAAAGACTCCATAGCGTTCCAAAGCTTCGCTCTTGCTTCCCTGAGTTCAGTAATAGTTTTCATTGTGTTTGTTCCTCCGTTTTTACATAAATTTTTTTATTTTTCCCAGCTCGTTTCTAAGCTCGGAGATTTTGCGACCTTCTTTTTCGGTTGTAGGTTCAACCTTGTTTTTGAGTTTATTAAAAAGTGCATTCTCCGTTTCCTTGGTGGAAAACAGATATGCCTCCGTCGCCGTTTTGTCGCTTTCCAACATGCCGTCGGCAAAGCCAAGCTCTATTGCCTTTTTTGCGTTCATCCACGTTTCGTTTTCCATAAGGTGCGAAAGCGTAGCCCGCGACAAGCCCGTTTTTATTTCGTAGGCGTTTATGATGGACTCCTTAACCTCGTCCAAAAGCTCTATAGCCTTTTCCATATCCCGCCTGTCGCCGAACGCCGCCGTGGAAGGATTATGCACCATCATCATTGCCGTCGGCGACATTAATACTTTAGTTCCCGCCATAGCGATAACAGATGCCGCGCTTGCCGCGATACCGTCTATCTTGACGGTAACCTCGCCTTTATAGTCCATAAGCATGGTATAAATCTGACTTGCCGCTACGCAGTCACCGCCGGGGCTGTTTATCCATACGGTAACCGCGCCCGTTCCAGACGTCAGCTCCTCTTTGAACATCTTCGGCGTAATATCGTCATCGAACCAGCTTTCCTCCGCGATAGTGCCGTTTAATTCCAGCACCCGCTCAACCGCTCCGTTTGGAGCTGTTTGACTTGTCCAATTCCAGAAGCGGTGGCTCACTGCCGGCAAGTCTTGATTTATGCTTTTTCTAACCTGTACGTTTTCTTCCTGCATTTTCGGAGTAATCACCTCCACTATTCTGTTCCTCCTGTTTTGTCGTTTCTGCATATGCGCCCGCCATGTTCAGCGGCAGCATATTGCCGTTTATAAGGTACAAATCCCCGCCTTGCTCTGCGGAAATTTTATCTAAATTTTCAAGCTGCCGTATATCGTTCGCGCTCATCCAGCCGTTTTGCCGCGCTATGGCATAGCCGTTCATTCGGCTTTCATAATCGCCGCGCAGCAGCCCTTCCAAATTGAACTTGAAAAAATAATGCTTCTTTTCCTCTGCTGAAAGCAAGCTTCTGGAAAGCGACTGCTCCCACCTCACTATCCACGGGTCGAGCGTGTATTTTACAAACTCCAGGCTCTGCTGCTCTATATTAGAAAAGCTCGACTTCTCAAGGTCTCCCACCATATGCGGAGGCACTCTGAAAATTCGAGCTATTTCGTCTATCTGGAACTTGCGCGTTTCTAAAAATTGTGCCTGCTCTGGCGATATGGAAATAGGTGTGTATTTCATGCCCTCTTCCAAAACTGCTACCTTTCCTGAATTCCCGCTGCCGCCGAACTGCGACTGCCACGCTTCTCTTACCCTTGACGGGTCTTTGATTGTGCCGGGGTGTTCCAACACTCCGCTCGGAGCTGCGCCGTTGGCAAAAAACTTACTGCCAAACTCCTCCGTGGCTATCGCCAAGCCTATCGCGTTCTTTGCCATAGCTATCGGCGAGTAACCGACAAGCCCGTCAAAGCCGAGTCCGGGAATATGCAGTACATCTTTCGGCTCAAGATATACAGTCACGCCTTCCATGGTTTTCACTTCCGCGTCGGAGCGCGTGTATATATAATAGAGCTTTCCGTTTTCGTCTCTGTCCACCTGCATTTTGTTCGGCATCAGCGGATAAAGAGCCACCACCTCGCCTTTGCCGTTTCGGATAATCTGCGCGTAGGCATTGCCCCACAATAATAGATGCGTCATTAATGTTTCCCGAAAGACAAATGAGCTCATTTCGGGGTTCGGTTCGTCATGTAGCAAATGATAAAGATTTGTATCTATCGCCTTTTCCTTACTGCCGCCTGCCCGATACCTATAGAAATGCAGAGGCAAACCCGCGACCGCTTCGGATAGTATCCTTACGCATGCGTACACCGCCGTCATTTGCATTGCGCTTCGCTCGGTTACGGGTTTCCCCGCCGAGGAACCTCCCATATAGAACATAAAGCTGCTGCCCGCCGTCCTGTCCTCTACCTTAGGCGCGTCTCTTGTCTTGCTTTTTCTCTTAAATAATCCCATTCAGTCCTCCTTTTTTGCATCAAAAAAGCACCTACTCATTTTCGAATAGATGCTTCATGTTTTAAAGTATATATGGCTAACCAATCAGCCAGTAGATAAGGTTCAACGCTTTTATCCCGTCATAGGTAAAATCTGTTGCGGGATCTAACGACAATATTATCTTTTCGTAATTGTCCTTTATCTTTTGGAGTGGCGCAAGTTCTCTTCTTCTCGTCTCTTCATTTTGCATTGATTCTGTAACCTGCACATAAATTTTATCGTCCGTTTTTGTCGCGATAAAATCAATTTCCAGGTTATCCACCTTCCCTATTGCAACATCATAGCCACGTCTCAAAAGCTCGAAATATACAACGTTTTCAAGTGCGTGTCCCCTGCCGTCATCCCTATATCCCAGCAAAAAGTTTCTCATGCCGATATCGACAATATAATATTTGCCGAGCGAACGAAGATATTCCTTACCTTTTATATCAAAACGCTTGATATCGTAGAAAAAGTACGACTCCACAAGCGCGTTGACGTATGTCTGAACCGTATGTGCGCTTGGAGAAGTTTTTCTACTCTTATTTTCCAGCAAGCCTGCACTTACAAGCGTGGTGCCGATGGAAGAAACAGAAATACTGCCCCCTATGTTATCTGCAAGGAAAAGAATTATTTTTCGGAGCAACACGGGATCAGTGATGCGCTTTTGCCCTCTCCTGCTCTCTCGTTCCAAAATATCCCGCATAACCACCGTGGAATATATGCCGTCGAGAAGAACGGCAACTTTTTCCTGCTCAAGTCCAACGTCCGCTATCCCTGGCATACCGCCGTAACGCATATAAGCATTAAAAACTTCGCCTATATCGTATTTATCGCCGTTTTGGTCAACCGCTTGTTTACGTACACCGCCAAGCAGGTTTGGCACTTCTTTGAGTGTGAAGCCGTGGAAATAAAGGAACTCGCTAAAAGACAGCGGAAG